GGCCTGGACCGACGAGGCGGATGCGGACGGGCTGACCGACTTCTACGGCCTGCAGGCCATGGTGGCGCGGGAGATGTTCGTGGCCGGCGAGTGCTTCGTCCGGCTGCGGCCCCGTCGCGCAGAGGATGGGCTGCTGGTCCCGGTGCAGCTGCAGCTTCTACAGTCGGAGATGCTGCCCTTCGAGAAGACGGAGACGGCGGGAAACGGCAACCGCATCCGATGCGGGATCGAGTTCGACGGGATCGGCCGGCGCGTGGCCTACCACTTCCGCCGCCGCCATCCGGGCGACAGCACCGACCAGGGGGCGGACATTCCGGAGACGGTGCGCGTGCCGGCGGCCGACGTGCTGCACATCTACCGGCCCATCGACGCGGGCCAGATCCGGGGACTGCCGCATATCGCACCCGCGATGGTGCGGCTGTTCCTGCTCGATCAGTACGACGACGCCGAACTCGACCGGAAGAAGACCGCGGCGATGTTCGCGGGCTTCATCACCAAGACCGCGCCCGAAGAGCCCATGATGGGCGAGGCCGAGGCGGATCTCGACGGCGCCGCCATTGCGAGCCTCGAGCCCGGCACGATGCAGGTGCTGCTGCCGGGCGAGGATGTGAAGTTCTCGTCGCCGGCGGATGTCGGCGGCGGCTACGAGGCGTTCCAGTACCGCACGCTGCTGGCGGTCTCAGCCTCGCTGGGGCTGCCGTATCACCTCGTCACCGGGGATGTGCGGCAGGCGAACTACTCGTCCCTGCGCGCCGAACTCGTCGAGTTCCGCCGCCGCATCGGCCAGCTGCAGCACGGCGTCATCGTGCACCAGCTCTGCCGTGCAGTCTGGCAACGCTGGTTGGAGACGGCGGTGCTCTCGGGCGCGCTCGACGCCGATCCGGCAGAGGTGCGACCGGTGCAGTGGATTCCGCCGCGCTGGGACTGGGTCGATCCGTTGAAGGACATCCAGGCGCAGGTGCTGGCGATGGAGGCCGGCATCACCTCGCGGCGCAAGGTGGTCGAGGCCACCGGCTACGACGTCGAGGAAGTCGACCGCGAGAACGCCGCCGACGCCGCGCGCGCGACGGGTCTCGGCCTGCGCTACCGCACCAGCCCCGGCGGGACGCAGGGCGCCCGCGCGACGCCGGCGACCCGGGCCGAGCCCGGCGACGGCGCCGGCAACAACACGGATGGCGGCGCCGACGCGACCGATCCGGCCACCGAACAGGAGTGACGACATGGCAAACTGGTATGCGATCCGCGCCCGGGGGACCGGTGCGGAAGTGGCGATCTATGACGAGATCGGCGCCTACGGGGTCTCGGCGAAGGGTTTTCTGGCCGAACTGGGCGCGTTGCCTGAGGGCACGCCCGTCGATCTGCGGCTCAACAGCCCCGGCGGGTCGGTCTTCGACGCAGTCGCTATCCACAACGCGCTGAAACGGCACGCGGGCCCGGTCACGGTCTGGATCGACGGCATCGCCGCCTCGGCTGCCTCCTACATCGCGATGGCGGGCGACGAGATCGTCATGCCGGAGAACGCCTTCCTGATGATCCACGACCCGGCCGGCCTCGTGATGGGCACGGCCGAGGACATGCGCGCCATGGCCGAGGCGCTCGACAAGGTGAAGGGCAGCCTCGTCTCCGGCTATGCCGCGAAATCCGGCCGGACGCCGGAAGAGGTCTCCGCGCTCATGGCCGCCGAGACATGGTTCGACGCGTCGGACGCCGTGGCGCAGGGCTTCGCCGACCGGCTGATCGAGCCCGTCCGGATCGCCGCGCGCTTCGACATCGGCCGCTTCCGCAACGCCCCGCCGGTGCTGGTCGAGGCTGTCGAAGCTGAAGCGGACACTGGCGAGCAGACCGACGCCGCCGCCCCCGAAGTTTCCGAGGCGACGGACGAAGCTGCCGAAGACGGGCAGGCCGTGGACGCCGAAGGCGATGAGGCTTCCGCCCCCGACGCCCCTCAGCCGCCGGCCGAGACGCCACCGCCCAGCGGCGCGCCGCCGGATCCTGCCGTGATCCGGGCCGAGGCCATTGGCCACGCCCGGGCCGTCATCGATCTCTGCCGCCTTGCCGGCCAGGCGCAGATGGCCGGCCGTTTCCTCGAAGAGGACGCGAGCCTCGATGAGGTGCGCACCGTGCTCCTCGCCGCCAGGGCCGAGGCCGAGCCCGAGATCGCACCCCATCACCCGCAGCCCGGCCGGTCCTCGGCCGCGCGCCCCTGGGGCGAGATCGTCGCCCGCACCTTCAAGCTGAAAGGATGACACCATGACCACGCTCGTCGAAGGCACGCACCCCGGCGGTTTCCTCGTCTGGGAAGCCTTCCGCGACTACACCCGCGAGACGATCACCGTCGCCGCGGGCACGCTTGAGCCCGGCACGGTGCTGGGCAAGATCACCGCGTCCGGCAAATACGCCGCGCACGATCCCGCCGCCGTCGACGGCACCGAGACAGCCGTGGCGGTGCTCTGGGGCAAGGCGGATGCGTCCGGTGGCGACGCACCGGCCGTCGCGCTCATTCGCGGCCCCGCCATCGTCAACCGCCACGACCTCGTCTTCGCGGGCACCCCCAGCGAGGGCGAGATCGCGGCCGCACACACGGCGCTCCTCGCCGCGGGCATCCTCGTCCGCTGACCCGATCCCCATATTCACGCGCGCCCGGACGCAAAACCGGCATCCACTTTTGCTGGGCGCGCTCCAGACAGGAGGCATCCTCATGGCCACCATGGACATCTTCGAAGGCGATGCCTTCACCATTGTCGAGCTCACCCGTGCGCTCGAGAACATCCCCTACAAGCCCGCGCTGCTCTCGGGCTCGGCCCTCTTCAGCCCGCGCGGCGTGCGCTCGCGCACCGTGGTGATCGAGAGCCGCGATGGCACACTCTCGCTGATCCCGTTCTCCGAGCGCGGCTCGGCCTACGAGAGCCAAGTGCCCGACCGGCGCGAGATGCGCGCCTTCGTCTGCCGCCAGTTCAAGAAGCAGGACGTGCTCTGGGCCTCCGAGATCCAGTCCGTCCGCGACTTCGGCTCCGAAAGCGCCACCCAGCAGGTGCAGACCGAGGTGGCTTATCGGCTCAGGAAACTCCGCCAGGATGCCGAGACCACCTTCGAATACCACCTCCTGAATGGCATCCAGGGGCTGGTGAAGGACCCGAAGGACCACGCCACCGTCGTGAACTATTTCACCGAGTTCGGCATCACGCCCGCGGCCGAGATCGACTTCGATCTCGACAACGCAAGCCCCGCCTCGGGAGCGCTGCGGAAGCGCTGCCAGGCGCTGATCGAGAGCGTCGAGGACTCGATGGGCGGGCTTTCGGCCGGGGCCGTGCAGATCCGTGCCGAATGCGGCTCGGCCTTCTTCGCCGATCTCGTTGCCCACAAGGAGGTGCGCGAGACCTACCTGAACACCGCCGCGGCGGCCGATCTGCGCGGCCGGGTGGCCGACGAGGTCAGCTTCGGCGGCATCACCTTCCGCCGCTACCGGGGCGGCGTCGGGTTCACGGTCCCGACCGACAAGGCGTTCTTCTATCCCGAGGGCATCGAGGGGCTGTTCGAGATCTACTACGCCCCGGCCGACACCTTCGAGACGGTCAACACGCTCGGCCAGCCGCTCTATGCCCGGACGATCCCCGACCGGGACCGCGACGAATGGGTGCGGCTGGAGATCGAGAGCAACCCGCTGCCGATTTGCACCCGGCCGCAGGTGCTGCGCTCGGCACGGCGAACCTGATGACCGTCTTCGACGCCGCCCTCGACGCGCTCTTCGCCGACGCTCACCTGGCACGCGACGTGGTCTACACCGCCGAGGGCGGCGCGCCGGTGCTGGTCCGCGCGATCCTGCGCCGACCCGACGACGTCACCGGCTTCGGCGACGCGCGCATCTGGTCGGAAACCACTCGGCTGGATCTGCGCCTCGCGGAGGTGGCGAACCCGCGTCCCGGCGACCGGATCGAGATCGACGGCGAGGCTTTCCTTATCCAGGGCGAGCCCGTCCGCGACCGCGAGCGGCTGGTCTGGACCGTCGATCTGCGCCCGGCTTGATCGCGATGAAGCTGAAGCTCGACATCGCGCCCGATCTCGTCGCCGCCATGGCGGCAGAGGTGAAGGCCGGCGAGAAGGCGGTCACCGCCGCCATGCGCGAGGCCGGCACCGGGCTGAAGACCGCCTGGCGCGGCCAGATCACAGGCGCCGGGCTCGGGCGACGGCTCGCGAACTCGATCCGGAGCCAGACCTTCCCGAAGGCCGGCGAGAGCCTGAACGCCGCGGCGCTCGTGTGGTCCAAGGCCCCGGTCATCGTCGGCGCCCACGACACCGGTCCGCTGATCCGCTCGAAGGACGGGTTCTGGCTGGCGATCCCGCTGCCCGCAGCGGGCAAGTCCCTGCGCGGCGGGCGGATCACCCCCGGCGAATGGGAGCGGCGGCGCGGCCTGCGCCTGCGCTTCGTCTATCGCCGGACGGGGCCGAGCCTGCTGGTGGCGGAGGGCCGGCTGAACACCAAGGGTCAGGCGGTGGTGTCGCGCTCGAAGACCGGGCGCGGAAAGGTCACTGCGCTGATCTTCCTGTTGGTGCCGCAGGTCAAGCTGCCGAAGCGGCTTGATCTGGCGCGCGATGCAGAGCGGGCGCGTGACGCGATGCCAGGGATGATCGTGGCGAACTGGGTGGGAAAATAGAGAAGGCGCAGATTCACGGGCGAAAAAGGCTAATTATTCCAAGCAAGAGACCAATAAAACCCAGCAATACGGAAATGAAGCCAAGTCGCGCAGCTATGCGTGGCGTTGGGCTGGAAGTATGCCACGCCCAATTAAGCTGTTTTGCCAAGCATGCCTTCCGAAAAGTGAACTCATACTGCTGGTTCGGCTTAATCCCAAGCTTTTGCCTTGATTTCAGATCTAACCAGATTGCACTTCGATCTTGTCCGTGAGCACCCCTTGCAACCAGTGGAACCTCGCGACCGTTTACTTCAACGATGATTACTTCTCCCGCGCTTGAAAAATCTCGATGGCAATGATGAACGCGCACAACGTCTTCAAATACGTCTTCAAATTTCGCTTCTCTCACTGTCAGAGTAACTCGGTTCGACATTATTTGTCCTCGCAGGCTCGTTGTCGAACTACCCTGATTTCACGTGCGATCTGAGATCAAGGCCTTTTGATGCACACACCCCGCGAAACCATCCTTGCCGCGCTGCACGCGCGGCTTTCGGGGCTGCCCGCTACCGCCCTGCGCGGCGACGTGCTGCCAGAGCGCGTGCCAACCGCAGGCCTCTTGATCCTGCGCGACGGCGATCCGGGGGAGCCGGAGTTTACGCTGTCGCCGCTGCGCTATCACTACCAGCACAGGGCCGAGATCGAGGCAGTCGTGCAGGGCACCGACCGTGATGCAGCCTTCGACACGCTCTGCGCCAGCGTAGGAGCGGCGCTCGCTGCTGACCGCACGCTGGGCGGTCTCTGCGACTGGGTCGAAGCGGAAGCGCCGCGCCAGGTCGATCTGCCGGTCGAGGGCGCAGCCAGCCTGAAGGCCGCCGTGATCCCGGTGGTCCTGCACTATTCCACGGCCGATCCGCTCGGCTGATCCCGACAACCCGAGGAGAACACCATGGCACGAGCCCAAGGGGCGCGGGCGCAGATGGCGCTTGCGTTCGAGACGACCTATGGCACCCCGCCCGCAAGCGGGTTCACGCGGATGCCATTCGCCAGCGCGACGCTGGGGGCGGAGCAGCCGCTTCTGAACAGCGAGTTGCTCGGCTACGGCCGCGATCCGCTGGCGCCGATCAAGGACGCGCTGACAGCCGACGGCAATATTGTCGTGCCGATCGATGCGGAGGCGTTCGGCTTCTGGCTGAAGGCGGCCTTCGGCCAGCCGATCACCACCGGCACAGCCGCGCCCTACAGCCACGAGTTCCGCTCGGGCGGTTGGGTGCTGCCCTCGATGTCCATCGAGACCGGCATGCCCGAGGTGCCGCGCTTTGCGATGTATTCGGGCTGCGTGCTCGACACGCTTTCGTGGCAAATGCAGCGCTCGGGCCTGCTGACCGCGACGGCAAGCCTGGTCGCACAGGGCGAGGCCATAGCCACCACCTCCGCTGCCGGCACACTGGCCGAGATCGAGTTGCAACGCTTCGGGCATTTCAACGGCGCGATCACCCGCAATGGCCAGCCGCTTGGCAATATCGTCTCGGCCGAGATCACCTATGCCAACACGCTCGACCGGATCGAGACCATCCGTTCCGACGGTCGCATCGACGGCGCCGATCCCGGCATGGCCGCGCTCACCGGTCGGATCGAGGTGCGCTTTGCCGATCAGCTCCTGGTCAACCAGGCGATCAATGGCGAGCCCTGCGCGATGACCTTCGCCTACGTGCTGCCCTCGGGCGAGAGCCTGACGATGGTGGCGCATGCCGTCTACCTGCCGCGCCCGCGGATCGAGATTTCCGGGCCGCAGGGCGTGCAGGCGAGCTTCGACTGGCAGGCGGCGAAGGATCCGGGGACGGGGCGCATGTGCACGGTCACGCTGGTGAACGAACGGGAGACCTACTGATGCTGACACTCGATCTGACGAACGCGCCGCGCTGGCTCGACCTGCTACCTGGCGTGCGGCTGAAGCTGCGCCCGCTGACCACCGCGCTGATGGTCTCGGCGCGCAGCGATGCTGCGATCAAGGCGCTGCCGCCCGAGGCCGGGCCCGAGGAACTGGCGATGATCATGGCCAAGGCGGTCGCGCGGCGCGCGGTGCTGGATTGGGAGGGCATCGGCGATGCTGATGGCAACCCGGTTCCGGTGACGCCCGAGGGGATCGACGCGCTCCTCGACATCTGGCCTGCCTTCGATGCCTTCCAGTCCGCATATGTCGCGAAATGGCTGCTGCTGGAGCAGGAAAAAAACGTCTCTGCGCCCTTGCCGAGTGGTGGCTTGGCGGGGGCGATCGCTACTGCCAAGCCTGCACGCCCTGCGAAAGCACCGGGGGCCCGTGCCCGGACTGCCCGGCGCGACTGAACCAGCCGGAAACCCCGGAAGGCTGGCAGGTCTGGGATCTGGCGCAGCGCCTGATGGGGCAACTGCGTATTGCAGCCGGAACTGATGGGACTGTGGTCCTGGGCTGGGACATGACCGCGGCGCTGGCCATGGCGGAGGCGCTCGCGGTCAACCCGCTGATCGCGGCGGAATGCCTGCCGGTGATCGAGGCCGTGATGGTCCGCAAGTTCAACGAACAGAGGACGGCCGATGACCGGGTGTCCCTACGGTCCGGCCGATGAACCCATCCCACAAGCCGTATCCCGCACGTCAGGAAGTCTGATCCATGGCCCAGAAACGCGTCTCCGTCCGCCTCGTCGCCGAGGGCGGCAGGCAGGTGAAGGCCGAGTTCCAGGGCATCGGCGATGCGGGCGAGCGCAACTTCAGACGGATCGAGCGCCAGGCCGACATCACCGGCGCCGTGGTGCGCCGGGTCATGGGGATCCTCGGCGCCGCGATCAGCACGCGCCAGCTCGTGGCCTATGCCGACCAGTGGACCGATCTGCGCTCCCGCGTCGATCTGGCGACCGGCAGCCAGGAGGCGGGGGCCGCCGTCATGGAACGGCTCGCCGCCATGGCGCGCCGCACCTACTCGAGCCTCGGCCAGACCACGGAGTCCTGGCTCGCCAATGCCACGGCGCTGCGCGAACTGGGGCTGACCACGGCGGAGTCGCTGGATTTCACCGAGGCGCTGAACAACGCCATGGTGGTGTCCGGCGCGCGCGCCGAACGCGCGGCCTCGGTGCAGACGGCCCTCTCGCGTGCCATGGCGCTTGGCACCCTCAGTGGGGACAACCTCAACACGGTGATCCAGAATGGTGGGCGGCTGGCCGAACTGCTGGCGGCCGAGCTTGGCACCACCGTTTCCGGCCTGCGCAGGCTGGGCCAGGAGGGTGGGATCACCGGCGAAGTGATCCGCACGGCGCTGATCGGCAATCTCGAGCTCTTGCGCGAGGAAGCCGACAGCATGCCGGCCACCATCGGCGATGCCTTCACACTGATCGGCAATGCCGCGCTGCAACTGGTCGGCACCTGGGATCAGATGGTCGGCGCCTCATCGACGGTGGCCGGGGCGCTGATCGGGCTCGCCGACAACATGGAGCGGCTGGCGGCCATTGGCATCGCTTTTGCCGGCTTCATGGCCGCGCGCTGGGTTGCGGGGCTCATTGCGGCGCAGGTCGCCACGATCAGCCTCGCG